CAATCTCACGCCATGTGCGGCTCATCTTATTGCGGTACATTACAGCGATCCTGATTATAAGGCGTCGGTACATGAGCAGGAAAAGCTTTGCAATGAGCTTTGGCGACGGTATATCTACCACCAGCGGCTGCGGGAGGCTTTGGAGCACGTATTACATGCAAAGTGCCCAGAGGACTATTGGGACGCCCGAGCCCTCCTAGTCGAACTTGACAACTTGGAGCCCAAACAATGACCAAAGAATACATAGCAGACCAACCCTATTGGGTGCAAAAGTATTACCAGATTCTCAACAAGATTGCTTCGGCAGGCACAGAAGAACGTCTGAATGAGCTTGAAGAATCTGTCGAAGGTTTCTACAAAGCATTTGGGTATAAGACAGTAGGGTGGTGGGTGTTCTCTTGGACAGTGGAGAATAAGCCTGTGTATAGTGCTTACGAATCTCTCAAGAAACAGATTGACATACGGAGAGATCATGTGTATCGTATGAATCTGTTTGAGAACGTGTCGGAACAATAGGGAGGAATTTATGAGTAGTTTGACAATTCCTGTAGAGATAATGGCAGGTGCAGATTTTGAGAGTGCTGTCGAAGATGCAAAAGAGCTTGCTAAAAGACTTGAGGTCGCATATGTGACATTCAAATTCAACGGTATTTCTGTTAGTGTGTCTCAGAGTGCTTCTTCTTTTGATATGTATAAGCAGTATCTTGCGATCAACCGTCAGAAACATAAGTTTATTATTGGATAGGAGGATGCAAATGACTAATCCAGAAATTAAAGTTGGACAGAAGTATCGTGTGGTCGATGCTATAGAGTTCGGGTACAGGGGTGTAGCAAAGGATGAGATTCTTGAGGTGTTTACTAGAGAACTTATTGAAGACGATGACCACTATTACGGAATCAGTGAGGATGAGATGATCATAACACCCTCTGAAATACTAGAGGGAATTGTAGAACTCGTAGAAGACACGCAGGAACTTTCCAAAGATGCACAGGTTTTTTCCAAAGGACAAGTCTGGGAGGTTCGTGGGCATTTACTAGGTGAGAGTGTACGCACGGGTAGTTACGTGTGGGTGGATGCTGTTACAATAAATTCCTGCGGTGAAGCAGCGAAAGCATATGCGGAACTCACCAAGGAAACACTGGTGCATTTAAAAGACTCTGATGTTGCACACGGTCGTATTCGTAAAGTTGCTGACAATCTCTACGAGTATTTCGCTAGAGACACTACAGCGCCCTACAAGGGTGTTCCACCAGCATGGGCTAGTAGCGTACCAGTTGGCGTAGAAACACACGCACAGGCGAGCACAGGAAGTCCTACGGACATCTTTGATGCCGCAGACACATGTGTCGGTATCTCTCGAAGTTCTGTTGACAGTTCTGAGGGTATTCGTATGTACAAGAACGGGCAGCGGGTAAGCATTCAATCAGGACTGTCAGCAGAACTCCTTTGGAAATTCATCGAGGGGTCTGGTGATTATAATGGGCACAAGCAGTTGGAGATCAAAGAGCTTCCTTGGGATGTTCTGAAAGAATCTGTGAGGGTGCTTGGGGATTATCTTGAGACCGATGAGGACACTCTCGCATCTTCTCTGGAAATTCGTCTGATGTACAACGGAGACTCTGGTAAGTTTGCTGGTACGTGGAGTGCTAGTGTGTACCAGTTGTATTATTGGAGCGACGGTGAACATAGAGATGGACACAAATATCGTCTGTTGTTTGGTGTTGAGATTGTTCGGGAGATTTAGGAGGATTTATGGTTGTTTATCACGTTACAAGTTACAAAAAGCTGCAAAAGTATCTCAAAAGTGGTCGGATTATTGCACCTGTGCGAGCTTGGGAAAATATAGAGCAGGCAGAACGTATGAGTAAGAGTACGCATCGGCGCATTATACTCAGGCTAAAGTTCCCCGAGAACGCTCCGAAACTTGAGGGGCACTTCAATCAAGCCCGAGTTTTACATTACGATCTACCATTGAAAGAGGGGACGATTTGACACAAGAATCCCATCTGTGTTAATCTCAATACTTGAGACGGGGCCAATTCTGAAAATGTGCTTGAGATTGGCTCAAATTTACTGACGGGAGGTGTTTATGAGTGAGCGAACAGAAATTGAACGCAAGAATTACCACAAGCGTAAGCGACAGATCACATCTATAGCCAAACAGATGCTCCCTGTGTGTTATCAGAACTACATGGCATACGCACAAGAAAACGGGTACGATCCAGAGTGGCGCACGGGTATTGCTATAGATGCACGAGATTGTGCAAAAGCCTTGGTTGATATTTTGGAGGAAATGGAAGTATGAGCTACATGAGCGCATTTTTAGATTCACTGACCGAGATTCAAAGAGATTTCCCAAACATCCTTGCGAGCTTTGTGGATAATATTTGGTGTCTTGATGGCACACAAGTCTCTTGGAATACAGATGATTCACTTGAGGATTTGGCTTATCAGAACGGCAATAGTTATTCAGCAATGGTTCCTGAGAATCACAAGGAGATTGGGAATTACACGATTATGAATGTTGATACTGAAACAGGTACATGGGAAACATTAATTTTCCCGAACAATAAACGTAAAACTATCGAAGAATTGGATAACGTATGAAGAAAACTTTAGTGATAACACATCAGACAGTTAAGACAGAATCCATCAAGGATTCCGAAGGGAATACAAGGGGTGAGAACAGTGGAACTTCTGTGTATTACACTGTCACCATTCGGGGTGAGCAAGAGTGGTTGCAGAAGAAGATTGACAGAGTGTTTAAGACAGGTAGGCCAGAATATATCGAGACTGAGCAGAAGAGTGTTCTTGTGATGACAAAGGCTTTGCTTGAGAATTCTTTAGTTTATTTCGTGGAGGGTGAGTGATGCTTAAGAAAATTGCAGGTGTTTATATTGACCCTACTCAGATAGCCGCTATTGATGTTCACATGTTTGACAAAGAAAATGACGAAGGCGGCACAGATATTATGGCGCAGCCAGTTCTCGTGCTCAATTGTGGTTATCAGATTGCAACACCTATGGTTGAGCATGTGGAAGCTATTGAGAGTGCTCTGGATATGGTTATGCGGGAAATTGAGGTGGGGCATTAATGGCATATGACTTCACAAAGGAGATAGAAGTGTCGCAAGCGAAAGAGACTGTTGAAGAGATTAAGAATTACCCGTCTGCTAACCTACCAGACCGGAGGATTCCTAAAGAAGCTTTGGATAGATTTGGTGTGAAGGTGGCACTATCGCAAGAAGACGGGAAGACAATTGAAGCTGTGTATTTTCCTTATAAGAATCAAGATGGGGAGATCACAGGGTACAAAAAACGAGACTTTACCAAACCTAAAGATCATAAGTATCATTTTACAGTAGTAGGGACAATCAATGGTGAGAGTCAACTGTTTGGTTATAAGAAAGGTCTTGGAGGTAAGCGGGCTTGGGTGGCGGAAGGTGAATTTGATGTTCTTGCGACTTGGTGGGCCTTGAGGTCTTGTTCAAATCAAGACGACTTTGACCCGCAAGTAGTGGGCTTGCCTTTGGGCACAGGGAATGCAACTAAGTGTGTTGGGTACAAGCCGAATTTCGATGCGCTCGATACGTACAACGAGGTTGTGTTTTGTTTAGACAATGACGAAGCAACCCCTGAAGAACGCAAGAAGAAGATAAAAAAAGGCAAGGAAGCGACAGAAGAGTTGACAGCCCTTTTCTTACACAAGAGTAAAGTTGTCGATCTCAAAGACTTGAAAGACCCTAACGAGTTTCTTCTTGAGAAGAGAAAAACAGATTTATACTGGCAACTGATGAAGCCCGTTGATTTTAAACCTGACGGGTTTGTGGAAATCAGAGACGTGTTTGAAGAGGCTACATCAATTCCTAAGATGGGCAAAGAATGGCCTTGGCCTTCCCTTACGAAAGTCACTTACGGTCGAAGGAAGGGTGAGGGATATTACGTAGGAGCAGGTGTCAAGATCGGTAAGTCCGAGTTTGTCAATCAGCTTGTAGACCATATCGTCAAGAACGAAAGCAAACCCGTGAGCCTTTTTAAGCTGGAAGAAAAACCAGCGATGACTTACCGTAAGATTGCAGGGAAGCAGAGAGGTAAACAGTTCCACAAACCTGACAGGGTTAACCTAGACGGCTTGGACTTTAAGGGTGACAGAATACCTGATGAAGAGTTGGAACACTACTTTACCAAAGAAGAGCTTGAGACCGCTGTGTTGAGCTTGGAAGGTAAGGTGTTGACGTATGACAGTTATGGTGCAACATCTTGGGAGAAGCTAAAGAAGGCTATCACTTACGCTGTTGTTGTACAGGGCTCTGAAGATGTGATCATAGACCCGATCACACGGCTGACAGCAGGTATGGATGCTTCTGAGACTGACACAGAGCTTCGGAAGTTCTCAGATGAAATCTCAAAGCTGGCAAAAGACTTGGGTTTCACTTACTATTGTTTCTGCCACTTGAAAGCCCCGTCCTTCGGGAAGCCGCACAGCCAAGGCGGTCAGGTAGTCAGTGAGCAATTTCGTGGTTCTCGTGCGATGATGGAAAGCACTTACTATATGCTCGGGATTGAACGGGATAAATCACCAGAGCTTCCAGAGGTGGTTCGTAATATGTCCCACGTAGTTTTGCTAGAGGACAGGATGTTTGGCAACACAGTACGTTTCCCCGTCTACTACGACACAGAGACAGGGGAGTATTTGGAACCCGATCAAAAGACTCTGGCGCGTTACCACGCAGCTATAGGAGAAGAAGGGGAGATTTCTGAAGAAGAGCTTAAAGAGTTTGATGAAACTATAGAATACACGTAAACACACCCACGCGGTTTATTCAACAGCATGAAAGCCGAGGAGAATTAATGAGAATTGTAGCAGACATCGAGGCGTCTGGTCTCTTAGATCACACGACTTTGGATTATTCGCAGTACCCGTTTAAGCTGAAGCCAACCTTCAAAGTGCATTGTTTGGTGGCAAAAGATATTGACACAGGCGAGATACACAAATTCTACAAGGACTCTTTGAACAAAAAAGCAATTAGTAACTTCTTTGAGAAGGCGACGGAAGTTGTTTTCCACAACGGAATTGGTTACGACCTTCCTGTTTTGATGTTGTACTTCGGTTTGGATTATAAAATTAAAGCAAACTTACAGGAAAACGATCACATTAACGGCAGAGTTTGTAAAATTGTAGACACGGCTATTGTCTCCCGTACCTTGTGGCCCGATAGACCTTTCGGACATTCTTTGAAGGAATGGGGGAAGAAACTAGGGGTTTACAAAGGAGATTACGGACAACAAGAAGATGCTTGGGCGGAATTCTCTGAGGAGATGTTAGAGTATTGTGTCCAAGACGTTGAGGTGACAGAAGAGGTCTATAAGGCTTTGGAAGCAGAGAAAGGCTCTTGGGATTGGGAGCAGGCGATTTGCATGGAGCAGGCGATTGCCGAGGTTATCTTCCGACAAGAGCACTTTGGGTTTGGATTTAACAAACAAAAGGCAAGAGAGACGCTTGATGATCTGAACACAAAAATGTCCGAGATCGAATCAAAAGTTGAGCCATTGTTGCCTGAGAAACCCATTAGTAAAACAGCAGCTAAATCTTTTGTACCGCCGAAGTTGCAGTTTAAGAAAAATGGCAACCCTTCTGCTAACATGGAGAAGTTTGCTGAAAGAGTCGGAGGTGAAATTCAAGGTGGTGTTGGCGATTGGACTTTTAAGTACAAGGGGAAGTCGATGAGTCTTCCACTGCCTCCTGAGCCGCTTGAGACTCACGAACCTATGACGTTGGCTAATCAGAGTGATTTGAAACAACATTTGGTTGATCTTGGATGGAAGCCCACGGTGTGGGGGGAAAATGACCTGACAGTTAACCAGAAGAAGCAGAAACTCCCTTATGAGAAGTACAAGGAGTCGGTTCACAGGTATTGCACTGAAACTCAAACCAGCGCGTTCAAACCTTTTCGGTTAGAGCAACAACAAGTGAATAGCGTAAAAGAGCTATACCGAAAACTAATGACGGCGGACAGAGACAGACCCGTGAGAGTTTTTACTTCACCTAAGTACACTGTGAATCAAGATAAAGATATTTGTCCAAATCTTGAGAAATTAGGTGAACGTGTAGAGTTTGTTCGTGACGTTGTTAATTGGCTGACATACCGGCACAGACGCAACAGCATCCTTAGCCCGAAAGGGACAGGGTTTCTGGCACAACCTCGGGTAGATATTGATGGGCGGATACAGACACCGGCTATTACATGCGGGGCGTCTACAAGCCGAATGCGACACAATGTTGTGTGTAACATACCCAGACCCACGAGCCTCTACGGAGCACCTATGAGGGAATTGTTCGGAGTACCGGAAGGTTTCTACCAACTCGGTTGCGATGCAGCGGGGCTTGAAGCAAGGGTTGAAGCGCATTATACTCTTCCGTATAATGGCGAGGAGTACGCGAGAAATCTTCTTGGGGAGAAGCCAAACGACATCCACTCAGCTACTGCGAGGAAGATGAACGTGACACGAGATGTGGCAAAAACGCTTAAATATGCGATTTCATATGGAGCCCAGCCACCGAAAGTCGCAAAACAGATGGACTGGCCTTTGCCAAAAGCTAAAAAAGTGTTTGAAGATTTCTGGGAAGCAGCAGCCCCGCTAAGAGATTTGAAAGAGAAAGTTGAAAAGTATTGGGAGACGAAAGGACAGCGGAAGTTTATCAAAGGGATTGACGGAAGAAAGCTCATGGCACGTTCAAAACACAGTCTTGTGAACCTACTGTTCCAGTCGTGCGGTGTGATCATTATGAAACAAGCCGCTGTGTTGTTGGACAGGTGGCTAGAAAAGGAAGGGCTACTGTTCAATCCTTTTAAAGACTCGTGTATGCAAGGGAAAGCTGCTGAGATGATTCATTATCACGATGAATATCAGCTACAAGTGTGTAAGTCATTAGTGGATGTACAAGAATACGAAACAGAGGAGGAAGCTAAACTGTATTCGACACGAACAGGAAGAATTGCAGATATTACCCACGTAGGTGAGAAATTCATCACGGGATATTCTAATGTAGGTGAGGCAATGTCAAAAGCAATCGCTGACGCAGCAGAGTTGTATAAGATGAGGATTCCGTTTGACGGAGATTATCAAATCGGAACGAATTGGAAGGAATGTCATTAATGAACTACAGAAACCCTCTACCTGATCTAGCGTACTTACGGGAGTGTTTCACTTACGACCCCGTTTCTGGAATTTTACAATGGGCTAATAGACCCCCACATCATTTCAGCTCGGTATCAGAGTGTAAAAGATTTACAACAACCCTCTGCGGAAGAGAGGCGGGTAGGTTGAAGAAAGACGGCTACAGAGAAGTTCGATTGAACGGGGTATACTATGCAGTCCATAGGCTGTGTTATTATTTAGCCACGGGCATTGAACCTGAGTGCTATGTTGACCACATTAACGGAGTGAAAGACGATAACAGATTGTCTAACCTAAGACTTGCAAATGAAACTCAAAATAATCACAATAGACGTATTAGCAGGAATAACACCACGGGTTACAAAGGTGTTTCTGTGGATAGTAAGAATAATAAGTTTAAAAGCTCTATCCGTGTTGGCAACGGTACGCGGATATTTCTGGGGTATTTTAACACAGCAGAGGAAGCGTCCTTAGCTTACCAAGAGGCTGCTAATAAATATCACAAAGAGTTTGCGTACACTGTTGACAACCAAAGCAATCTGAGTCATACTGAGTAGATATGGAGAGGGACATCTGATCCTTCACAACCACCTTCTAAGGGAACGCATGAGATAAGCGATGCGTTCCCACAGAAGAAACAACGGCAATAAACGACATTAAATCAAAAGAGGTAATATTACTTATGGCAACAATTCCGGGATATATTCATTTCTGCCAAGTCCGTAAACCGGGACTGAAATGGGAGTCTACCGAGAAACACTGGAGTGTTCAGGTAGAGGTGTCCGAGAAAGAGGCTAAAAAGTTCAAAAAGAACTGCCCAGCATCAAAAGACGCGATCAAAGAGTTCACTGCTGAGGAATTCCGAAAGCAATTTAAATGCGATCCACAAGTTGTGAAGCCCAGCGAAGACTCGGAACATTTGGTCATCCGAATCAAGCAAGATTGCGTAATTAACGGGGAACCTTGGGCTACCCCACCGAATGTCTTCATTAAGAATGACAACGGTAAGCTGGAGAACATCACAAATAAAGTTGATGTGGCCAATGGCTCAGAAGGGGTTGTGCAATACTCAATTTTTGAGTCAAAAAAGTGGAAGACAAAATCGGCCAAGTTGGTTAACGTACTTATCACTAACCTCATCGAGTACACAGGTGGTGGCGCGGATGTGAGCGAACTTGGGGAACTTGAGGAAGACCAAGGTCTGCGTGAACTGGAAGATTTGGAGGACGATGACGCACCTTTTGATACTGATGAAGATGATGACGATAGCGATGACTATTAACACACTGTGAAGTCACGGGGAGTTTCGGCTCCCCATTTTTATTTTAGGAGGTTTTAAATGTTCACCAATGACACCAGACGAGTAAACCCCGAGTCAAATTCTGTAGATCACCACTATAACTTCTCGGACATTAAGCATATTCGGAAGCAAATTATCGAATTCTGCACTGCGGTTAATTCAAATAAGAAAGAAGGTGATCCACATTTGGATATGCAGAAGATTATCCGTACTGCTTCAAAGAGGATTGCTAAACATCAAGGTCTTCAAAGTCGCTACCGTGGAGATGGATCACTTAGGGAGTAGTGATGGTAAAGAAAACAAAAGAAGATTTTATTAAGGAGGCGCGAAAGGTACATGGAGGTGCCTTTTGTTACGAAAAGGTGGATCTCAAGAGTTACCATGAGAAAGTTATTATAACTTGCCCACTTCACGGTGATTTTCATCAAAAACCATACGATCATATTAAGTTGGGAAGACGTTGTAGAAAGTGCGCCTCTACCAATCGTACACAGAAACCGAGGTTTTCAACCGCGCAGATAGTACAGCGCGCTAAAGAAGTCCACGGGGATTTATATGATTACTCAGAAACGGAATATAAAAGTAGTGATGTTAAAATTAAAGTAATCTGTAAAGAACATGGTGGGTTTCTTGTTTTACCGCACAATCATATTAGACCCAGAAAAGCTGTCGGATGTCCGAAGTGCGCTAGAGAAAGAACCCTCGACGGTAGGAGGGTATCAGTAAGCGAGTTTAGAGAAAGAGCAGCACGGGTGCATTCTGGGAAGTATGATTATTCTATGGTTGAGTACAAAAAGCTTGCCGATAAAGTAAAGATTGTTTGCCCAGTACATGGTCTATTTGAACAAAAGGCGGCTAATCATCTGGGTGGCATGGGGTGTAATGCATGTGGATTTGAGAGAACCGCGTCTAGTTCGAGACTGCCATTTTCTGAATTTGTAAGGCGGGCAAGAGAAAAGCACGGCAATAAATTTATTTATTTTGAAGACCAGTACGATAAGTTTGAAGGGACGACGGTCATATTTTGTCCTTACCACGGTAAGTCAGAGCAGACCCCCTCGGCACACTGCATGTCTAATTACGGGTGTCCTGAGTGTACCCGTGCGGGTAGAGGTATTACCAACAGAACGCCCCAATCAGATTTTATATTCATGGCTATCTGCGAGCACGACGCCAAATACACCTATGAAGATGTCGAATACGTAAACATGTGGACAAAGGTGAAAATTACTTGTCCTGTTCACGGGTCATTTATGCAACTCCCAGTAGGACATCTTTCAGGTAAAGGTTGCAGGGAATGTGCTAGGGTAAGAATGACTTTAGGTTATGATGTGCGACACGAAGAAACAACAATATATCTTCTGCAATTGATACAGAATGGTTATAAGTTTTTAAAAGTCGGCGTTTCGGTTGATCCAGACCGGCGCATCAGGACTTTTAAGAAATCAGTCGATTCTGTGGAAATCCTAAGGTTGATCACAGGCGATTGTAAAGTAGTATTCGGATTTGAAAAACTCTTACATGCTGACCCATCCTTGGAACATTACTGGGGAGCAAACTTTGAAGGTAGATCGGAGTGTTACAAGATCAAGGAGTTGGATGAGATAAACAGAAGGTTTGATGAATTACAAGACACACTCGGAGAATGAATATGACAGAAGAAAATCCCAAGAAACCCACCATAGGCTATCTTGATTTAGATGCGCTATTGTTTGCTGCTGCTTCTGCTGGTGAGCAAGTGTGGTACAAGGTGATGTTGGGCGATACTGAGGTGGGACGCTTTGATAGCGCAAAGAAACACAAGCAATGGTTGGAGGACAGTCAGGACTTCGGAGATGTACTCTTTGGTTTACCTGATGATGAACTAGAGAAAGTCACGAGAGAAGTTGAGTTTGAGATTAAGGGAGTAGAAGAGTGTTATAAAGTCTTCGACAGTGAACTCAAGAAGTGGCTCAAGATGGCTGGGGTGTCTCAGTGGAAAGGCTATGTGTCTCCTAAGTCTGGTGGTAAAACCTTCAGGTCAAAGATTGCAACAATCCACGGTTACAAGAGCAATCGCTCGGGGATGCGTAAGCCACACCACTTGGAAGCCGTTCGCAAGTATGCTTTGACGTATCCTGAAATAACCAAGGCTGTTGCGTCCGTAGAAGTAGATGACTACGTGGTATTAATGAGCGAACGTAAAGGACAAGATGCAGTTTGCATCGGGGTAGATAAAGATGCCAGACAGGTGAGTGGTACTTGGTATCTAATCACAGGTGAAATGGAGAAACCTGAGTATTCACCAAAGAACATCGTTGGTGTACTAGGGCGTTCTGGTAAGAAGATCATCGGACATGGTCATTTGTTTCTTGCTTGGCAACTCTTAGCTGGCGATAAACAGGTGGATAACATAGAAGGTGTTCAGGGGTGTGGTGCTGTAACAGCTTATGATATTCTCAAGGACTACTCAGGAGAACCCCTAGAAAATCTTGAGAGCGTCATACACACGGTTTGTGATAAATACAAGGAAAGGTATGGTAATGCTCACAAATACACTCACGCGCTTTCTGGTGAAGTTGTAGAGGTGTCTTGGAAAGAGATCATGTGGGAGAACCTGAGATTGCTTTGGATGCTTAGGGATAAGAATGATAAAGCAGAGTTCATTGGTAGGTTTATCGACACCTACGAGGAAACCAAATGAAACAGTTAAAAATCTCAACACCACTAACCATAGAAATCCCTCGTAAAACAAAACCACCTAAGATATTTCGAATCAATCTGAACTATACTCGCAATGCTCACTTCCAAGAGATGAACAAAGCTAAGATAATGTTCATGGAGATTGTGGAGCAGCTTTTGATTGACTCAGGACAACGAGAAATTACGTTTGATAAGCCTGTGAATGTTACTGCTAAACTTTACAAGCAGAGTAATCGCAGATCAGACAAGCACAACTTCATCGGCGCTAACACAAAGTTCCTGTACGATGCTTTGGTTAACTTAGGTGTTCTTGAAGACGATAACGATGACTTTATCAAAGTAGAAGTCCTTGAGGAAACTGAGGTAGACAAAAATAACCCAAGGATCGAATACGTATTCACTGAGCAATAGGCACAAAAAAGCCCCAACGGGACTACCGAAGGGGCTAATGTTTCTCTGTACTATCTCACGACAGGTTATTATTGTAAACTGTTGCGGCGAACAACAATCCTAAGGCATACTTCGCTACGCTCAGTCTGCACGTCGAACCTTCGGTTCTCGGTGTGTTTAGCTGAACAATAGCATCAATCCAAAATCTGCCAATTAACTTTATAGAATGGCTTCACACCTCTTCCGCCACCCTTCACAAACACTCTATGCTGAGTCCCGTCAATATCCACAATACATTCAGAATACAATGCTGTTGTGTTCAGAACCCCGCGAGAAGCCACCACACTGGCAGGAGAATCAGAAGTTAGAGTCATAATCCCTCCAAAAAATCTCAAATAAATTCATCGGTATTTCCCTCGATTAATGTAAAAAATATGTTCCCCAACTTCTGTAGC